TCTTCATCGATTAACAAGTTAAGTCGCATATTAGCAATACTTTTTAACATCAACTTGCCGGAATCGTCATATAGGACATACATGCGACCGGTATTTTGTAACGTTAAATCTAGTGCGTTTTGAATCATGTCAAACAAAGACGTATTATCTTCAACTCTGGACGGTATGCGGTAGCCTGTATTTTCTAATGTCCCGATATTTAAGTTGAAATCTTTAGCGATAAGACTAACAAATTGATTAGCCGTCTTGTTTGTATAGACGTATGTGTCTTTGTTTTTTAAGTAACGTAACTGATCATAAGCTGTTACTTTAATGATTTGTTCTTTGTCACGCTTTTTGACAAATACAAAACCAAAAAAGACGTTGACATTATCGACTTTTAACATGACTTGATTGCCCTCGCTAAAAGCTATGTCATCATCTTTAACAACGTTAAACGTTAATGTACCTGGTGAACCAAAACGCTGTGTGGTTAATGTTATTTCACCCTCAACAATAGGCTCATATACTTTATTTCCATTTTGAATATAAAGATTAATCATAACGTCACCTCTAAACCGGAATCGTCAGTTTTTGACCGGGATAGATTAAGTTAGGATTTTTAATCTTATCCTTGTTTGCTTTGTGAATCTTAGGATACTGACTACCGTTTCCGTAATATTTCTTAGCAATCGCCCACAACGTATCGCCACGCTTCACTGTGTGCGTTTTAGGCGACTTTTTAGGTTTAGGTGATGTTTTTGTACTGCGCTTCTTTTTGACACTTGCTTTAGGCTTATTATCAACAAATTTTATATTCGCTGTTTTCGTGCCGTAATCGCGATATTGTTTGAGTTTAATTTTTACGACTAAATCAAGCCCATTCGCTGTATCTTCGCCTATCGTGTAATCTTCAAGCGACACTTTCATATTTGTATCGAACATCATGTCGCCATTAGGAAAAGCGCGTGTAACGATAAACTGAAATGGCTCGTCACTTGTTTTTAACTTTTCGAACACATCTAAAAAGTAAGACGCCGGTTGAAATCCGCTTTTATACTGTGCAAACGGATATCCAACTTGTGGAAGTAACACATCGAAACTGACGTCGCTCAATCCCGCTTGTTTTAAAATGTTGATTTCACCGTCGTTAATCAATGTGTACGTTTGATTTTTACTGTTGATTTTAATGTCCATAGAAGAAGGTGCAATCGGCAATAGCACCTTATCAAAATAAAATAAATACGCCATTAATCATGCACCCCTTCCGCAGCAATATGCATCGCTTCATCGACACCTTCGCTCAGATAATCAATCACACCATCTAAATCCATGTCAGAACTAATGTTGTTGTTATTCGTCTGTTCGACTTTAATTTTCGCTGTTGTAAAGCGATTGATGACTTCGCGCTCTGCAATGTCTCGCATGTATTTCAAGTCCTCTGACGATATATCGATAGTATCGCGCATCTCACCGGTGTTTTCTGCTGTTTCTGCGACGCCTTTCGGTACACTTGATGAGCCATACGCATCTTCTACACCTAAATCACTCATATCCATTGAATTGGCGAAATCTTGCGGGTCTGGAACATCAACGTCCGGCATTAAATCGGCAAAGTTAAAGTCTTTAACTTTGTTTTCAAAGTTTTCGCCTGCGGAATAACCGGAGTTCCAAGCGTCATCGATATTTTTCATCTCTAGCTTAGGCGCTTCCCAATAATCATCCGGCGGTTCGCCAACCCAATCATATAAACCGTCTTTCATACCTTGCAAACTACTTGTGATGGATGCCATCTTATCAATTCCGCCGACTTTGCCAATATCGATGCCTGGAATTTTGTTGATTGCATCGATGATCCAGTTGATACCTTCCACGGCTTTATTTGCGCCAGAGATAAAAGCATTAGCAATTGCTGTTGCTGATTCGTCAAAACCGGACGCAATCGCAATGGCCATGTCTAAGACGTTTGAAGCCATTCCAGCAAACAATCGCTTGACTGAGTAAATAGGATTCTTCCACACGTTGACAAGATATTCAGCGACTGTCCAAAAGTAATTAGCTACATAAACTAATGTGTTATATATGTGTGCGCCTAATGCTGAGAACAAACCTGCTACTACACCCGTCGCGCTTATAGATGTACCTGCGAATTTATTCATCGCGGCAACACCTAGATAAATAGCGCCGATAATAGCAAGAATCATAATAACCACCCATGTATAAGGTGATGCCAATAACGCTGCGTTTAAACCAAGTTGATTAGCCGTTGCGATTGCCGTCGCTGATGCTTGCGTACCTGTTGCAAAAGCCAAACCGAATGAAGCGACTGTCGACGCAACTTTAATGCCTGTGCTTATTAATGTCACCGTGTTTGAAGCAACCATATAAGCTGTATAAACAGCGAGTGCGCCTGCGATACCATAAATAATCGGTTCAATTGTCGTCCAGTTATTCGTGATGTACTGATTAATTGACCCTAATACGTCAAGTAACCCAAGCGCTGCGTTAGCGACGACGACAAGCGCACCGACGGCATTTTCTTTTAAAACTTGGAATTGTTCACTGTTCGCTATGTCGCTCAGTCTTGCGAGTACCGGTTCGAATGCAAACAACGCATAGTTTTTAAAGCTTGTCCATATTTGACCGAACGTCATAGGCATTTGTTCAAATTGACTATTTATATCGTCTGTTGCACTCAACATAGCGTTTTTAACAATGTCAGCGGTTATCTCACCTTCTGACGCCATTTCCCTTATCAGTCCTATATCGACCTCTAAATAATCGGCGATGGTCTGAATAACGTTAGGTGCTGATTCAAATACCGCATTTAATTCTTCGCCACGTAAGACCCCAGAACCTAGCGCTTGAGTTAACTGCAAGCTAGCGCTGTTCATTTCTTCTTGTGATGCACCGGCTACGACGAACGCTTTATTTAAGTTCTCTGCGAATGCGATTGTTTCATCGTTACTAGCAAACACATCCCCTGCACGTTGGCCTAGTTGTGAAACGGTGTTTGCTGTCGCTAGATAAGATGCTCTCGATCGTTCTGCTGATGCAAATATTTTTTCTTGCAATTCTTCGGTCGATTGCATTTCATCGTTGACCATGTTTAAGCGCGCTTGCGTCTGAACCAAGTCATCCGACAAACTCAACGTCTGTCCAAAGCCCATGAGCGACGCATAAGCTCCCAATGCACCAACAATACGTTTAGTTAACCGTCCAGCAGAGTTAGCGCCTTGTTCGATTTCTCGGTTGAATCTATCTTGCTGTCGCTCGTTCTGTTGGATTGTTTGATTCATTTCTTCAAACTCTGCATTAGCCATATTCAAATCTTGTCTAACGGACGCTAAAGTGTTTGCGTCAAACGCACCGGCCATCGAGCTATCCACATCTTCAAACGCGCTAACAGTCTTGTTTAACGCGTCATTAATGTGCATTAAAGGCGATGTCATTCTATCCACAAGTTCTAATTGTGTTTGTATTGATGCCAATGAATATCACCTGCCTTTCCGTTTCGACTTACGTTCCATTTCTTGCTTCTGTTTTTTATCGCGATCGATTTTCATCTGAACGGCCGCAATAACAAAAGCACGTTCATTTTCTTCTAAATTCATGTATTGTGAAGGTAAAATTTTGAGCTGATGAAGGCAATAGTAAGCGATGTTCGCATCTCCATCACCTTCCTCGATCAGTTTTTTGCTTCTTCCACTTTATCGTCGATTGTGTCGTCAAAGCCGTTTAATTTCGTCACGAATTGCACGAAATCAGTGTACTCGCCCGGATTATCAATCATTTCTTTGACTAGTTCTTCCGGTGTTTTCACTTCATAAGAATCTTGTAGATCAGCATCGTATAAATTAGGTTCGACGGTCGATGCAACTAATAGCTTCGCTTGATAAAGACTTGCGTTAAATTTGTTACGATAGACGCCTTTTTTAGCTGAGACAGGAATCTCAATCATACAAGCGTCACGGATATCGTCGTTTTGCTTTGTTGTGATTGGTTTAATCGTCCACTCTAATGGATTGCCTTTTTCATCGACCAAAGCTGTTGTTGGTGCGTATTTGACTGTCTCACGTTGCTTTTTGTTTTCTTTTAAAAATCTAGATAAGTTTGACATAATATCTCTCCTCATAAAATGTAATAAAAATAACCCACGCCTTATGTAAAAAGCGTGGGAATGGATTAAAGCATGCCGGATAGAACCGCAAATGATTCTGGCATTTTGAAATCTTCAAACGTCCCTTCGATTTCCTCGTCTAATGTTTCGCCGTCAGCGTCAAACTTAGCGAGTACACCACCATCAGTATTACAATCATAAAAGACGATTGTTTGACGACCTGCGTCAGACGATGGGTCTTCGTTAGTGACTTGGATTTCGAAATATGGGTCAACGCCAGTGTTTTTATAATCTAACATGGCCTGTCTAAAGATTGAACTATTATAGTGTGCTGTTGCTGTAAAAGTACCAGATAAACCGACTGTCTTGTTACCTTGCATAATACGGCCTAAAATAGCGACTTCCGTTTTGTTTTTATCAAGACGACCTTCAAAGTCAATCAGTTGCATGAAGTTATAACGATTGCCGTTAACTGTTACGTATGCTTCTGCTAACTTCGCTGAAATCGTGTCTTTAGCTTTCATTTTTGC